CTATGTTTTGAGCGTTTACTCTCGACAAAATCAATTAATTTCGCATGAATCCAATCAAGGCACTACTAAATAGACTCCATAACACTAATAGAGTACAAAAGCAAGTAGAAAGAGTAAAGAGGTTAAATATTTAATTAGACTAGATTGCTGTTTGTCAAGTGTTTTTTTGGACTTTATTTTCTATACGACCATACCCCCCACAATGTCAAGTAAAATCTTTTTTTTATTTTTTATTTGGTATTGTGCCAAGTCTTTGCTAGATTCCACGCTTTTTAATATTTTTTTAAAAAACCCTTGACAAGTACCTATAGGCGTATGTAAATTTATACCTATCGCTTTATACGCATTCCCCACAAAATGTTGTATAACAAACACTTAGCCCCATCTTATAAAAAATTTTTTGAAAGAAAGTCCTAATAAAAGCTACGCTTTTATCTTATGTATTGTATAGTAGTAGTATTGCCTTATTAGGATTCAGGTAAAATCCCTTGTATAAAAAAAATAAAGTCCGTAGAATATACCATAAATAGAGGTTTATTATGAGTGTTACATTGCCAGTTAAGTGGAAACCAGAGAAATCTATCGCTATAGATATGCTAGTTTCTTCCCCTGAGTCGTCAATACAAGCTGTTGCAGATAAAGCTGGTGTTACAACAGCTACAATACGAAATTGGTTTAAAGATCCTGAGTTTGTAGAAGTGTATTATCAGAAGTATATGGTTACATTTGGTGCTAGATTGCCTAATGTTTTAAATAGCATGGTTCGTGAGGCTGAGGCTGGTAATGTTCAGGCTGGTAGGCTTGTATTAGAGCATTCGGGTAAACTTATAAAGCGAGTCGAGGTAGATAATCATCAAAGTCCATTTGAGAAGTTCTTAAATACGCAAGTTCCTGTTGAGGCAGAGATTATTGAAGATATTGAAGAAGTGCAGGTATTTCCACAACGACCAGTAGTTCCTGAAAACCCCGTACAAATAAAGCTAGATGAGAAAAAAAGAGCCAAAAAGAATAAAAAGCGGAGAGAGGCTAGGAGGTGGAGAGAAAGAGCTGAAGCTGTAGGCGTAGAAATGCCTAAACAGGGTAGACAGACACCTAGACAGCGTAAAGAATGGCAGGAAAAAGTAGAAAAACGAGAAAAAGCATTAAATATCAAAGTCCTTTAGAAAACTTCTAGTATCAAAAGACTTACACTCAGGACATTCTTGATTTCTATCGGGCTCTATAGATAATACTTCCCATACCCAATGACATTTTAAGCAAATACACTTTAAAAAACCAAAATCATTCATTATGATTTACCCCAAGACTCATTTTCTATAGAGTATTTAGCTAAATATGCTTGTATTTCTTTATCTATGGTGTATTCTTGCTGTTGTTGGTAAGGAGCAATACATTGACTTAAAAATCCTAGTAGGTTATTATTTATAACCATTAAATCTTCTAATTCCAGTATTTTTCTGTTTAAATCTACTATATCTGACTCTCTTTGAGTCATATAATCAATCAGTAGTCTTATTAATTCATTATCCATTTATTAATCTATGAATAATAACTAATTTAATACAATGACTTATTTTTTAAGAGCTTTATTTATATTGTCTATAAATTTTTTATTTATTACTTCTTCAAGTGGTTTTGTTATGCCAATAAAGTCTTTTACGTTTGTTATAGGTCTTAAATTAGCCCAAAGACCTTCATTGTGTTTATAACCATACTCTAAAATAGAAAGTGTGTTATTGTCTGACTTTAGACTTTTTCTCATTTTGCCTGTTTTTATTAAAGGCTTTCTTTTTTGTATTCTAGCTGTAAAAGATGTAAGGGCTTTGCCTTGAACATTTTTAGATTGGTCAATATTTTCTTTAGTTCCTGCTTCTGCTCCTTTAGCATAGGCACTAAAATATTGTTTATATAAGTCTGGAATCTGATTTGCTAACTTTTCAAAACTAAAATTAGTTGTTATCTTTAACTTCATTTATCACCACAGGATTTTCTTGTTCATTAATATTTTTATTTTCATCTATAATTAACTGAGCTTGCTCTACAGTTAAATCTTTATTATCTCTAACCATTATCTTGGCTCTAGTTATAAGATTGTTTTTAATATCAAATTCATCTTTAAGTATCTGATCTTGAATTGTTTTTGGATATTCTACTTCTTCAAAGTCTACTCCAAATTCTTCAGGTAATGAAATACCGTTATATTCTGCTATAACTCTCTCTACATTATAGAATTGCTTTTCATACATTCTCCAAAGAGCTATATCGTCATAATAATCTTCTTTTCTCTCCATATCTTTAATCATCAAAGAAATACCACTAGGAACTTCTCCACCTGATTCTGCCCATGTAATCCATAAATGATTATTTGTAGCAACTAATTCCATTTGAAACTTAATATTATTAATAGCCTCATCGATATTACCTGCTGGGCTAGTTATGTTATAAGCACCATCTTCTCCCATATCTAGTATAGTATTAGAACCTGCTCTTAGCATACTTTGGTCTGCTCTTAATCCAGTTACCCACGGTTGTCCAAACATATTAAATCTCATGCCGAGATTCATTTCAGTTAAAGCAATATTAACCTGCTCATTACAATTTACAATATCAGATGCCCCTTCAACGTAAAATGAATCTATCTGATCTTCTCTGTGTGTAAATACAAAAGGAATCATTCCATATGGATTAGGCATCTCAGACATTAACTCACCTTCTTCATTCATAATCCCATATTTCTCTGAATCCCAGTATTCCCACTGTAAATCTGCTGTATTAGATAAATCTGCTGTACTATTTAGTAAAGGATATATAATAGCACTAGGCTCAAATGGGTTATCCTCAAAATATGTTTCAAAATAATAAATAGGTCTATAATCAAATACACCATCCATCCAATATACTCTATTAGCAACAGTTCCTAGTAATCTAGTCATTCTTTCAGAATGTTTCATGCGAACATCTTTAGTAGGAATGAGCTCTGAATATCTTTCGCTACTACCCCCTGCTGTTCTTTTAGCACCCAAACTATATATTCTACTTATCTTGTTTATAAACTTTCTAGTAAAATTAGTAAGCGTTGGGGGTATTTCATTAAAAGCATCCCCTGTAAAAAAATTATTAATATATTGGTCTGTAGATACACCTGAATAATAATCTAGATGTTTTCTTATCTCATTTCTTCTAGCATGAGACATCATTAGTTTAGTTTCCAATAATTTATCTTTTAGTACCTTCTCCATTATCTTTGAATCCTCTTCATTTCTTGATTTCTCATCGGAAATCTATTGATTATAAAATACCTAAATGCATCGTTTCCGTGATCGTGAAAACCATCTTTCAATGGTTCTTCTTTGATTGGTTTGCCATCCTCACTCTCAGGATACCTATATTCTTCAAAATCTTCTATTATTTCTTTACACCTTGTGTCTACATGTACTCTCCTTACTCCATCAGCACTTTCAAAGAATCCTCTAGTATAAGCTACACTAGCCACAAGATTTCTACTCATTCTATCTCTAGTAGATAAAATTCTAATACCACTTCTCCTAAATATCTCCATGTCTCCTGCACCACTTTGCCCTTGAACATTGCTACCAGCAGGATCACCATAGTAAGATAATATAGGATAGCCTTTTGTTTTAATCATCTTAATTAAATCTTCTGTTTTGATGTTTTGTTTGTGTAATATAGAATCAAATATTCTAATATGGTCAATACTGCCATCAAACTCTGTTTGTAAAAATAAAACAGCAGGTTGCCTATATCCAAAGTCAATACTACAATATGTAGGCAAATCAGGGTTATAAGGATAGTGTCCAACATCTAAATCTCTGTTAAAATCCCAAACTTTACCCTCAAATACAGAAAACTCTGCACCAAATTCCTGACCAAACAATTCTTTGGACATATTTCTTTTTCTTTCTATTATAGCAGGATCTTCAATGCCTAATGGAAACTCATGCTCATTTATCCATGATGGAGAACTATGGCTTTCCCACATAGGATCATCTCTACCTAATTTAAACAAATCATATATCCAGTTTCTGCCTTCAGGTGTTGTAATAAAAATAACTTTTCCCTTTCTACCTGCTACCGTAGGAGATAAATACATATCCCATATTTTTTTATTCATTTTAGCAACCTCATCAATTACAAGTAGGTCAAGACCTTCCCCTACAAGACTAGAAGGATTATCTGCTGACATTCCTTCTACAGTAGTCCCCCACTTAAAACGAATATACATATCTTTTTCTGATGCTTTATCAACATCATCAGGTTGTCCTATAACCATTCTCTGCCATATTTCTCTAAATATAAGCCTAGCTTTTTTGTAGGACATACCTACAACCCATATTCGTTTATTAGGTTGCGATGCTACATAAGTAGCCTCCATAGCACTTGCCCAAGTTTTCCCAAATCTTCTGCCACATACTACAACTTGAAATCTAGCATCTTGCTTTTCAGGAAAATGTAAAGGCATTTGCCCTTGATGTGGTTTATAACCTAAATAATCAAACCACTTTTTTTTAAATTCGTAATTTTTTTCTTGCATTAGATTGATGTACTAATTTATATTATACCATATATTAATGCAAGGGTAATTCTTGCGATTTCATAACTCACTGAAGAGGTTAAAATGTCAGAAGAAACAACCATCGAGCCAGATGTAAAACAGGAAGCCGACACACAAGTCGAAAACAATGTACCGATTTCAAGGTTGAATGAAGTTATTTCAGAAAGAAATCAACTTAGAGAAAGTCTTGAGTCTTTTAAAAGTAAAGAGGAAGAAGAACGAAGAGCAAAACTTCGTGAAGAAGAAAAGTGGCAAGAACTAAATGCAGATCTTGCTGGTGAAATTGAATCCTACAAACCTTACAAGGAGAGATGGGAAGCAATGGATGCAAGACTTCGTGAGGGTGCTTTAGCTCAACTTCCTGAAAATAAACGAGAAAAATTTGCCAATGTTGATACTGAGGTTCTTTTAAGTATTGTTGAAGAGTTTACTAACACAGAAGTTGTAAACCCACCTGATAACAAAGGAACAATCCCAACTAAACAAGTAGGGGATTGGACTGAAATGTCAGGAGCAGAACGAAGAAAGAACTGGAGTACGATATTGGAAACATACATGAGAAAGTAAATAAATGTCTAAACATTATCAAGGTAATCCAGTTACCACAAGTACAGACCAGCATTTTATACCTGAAATTTGGGCTGATGGCATCTATAAATTCTTTGAAAGAAAAACTGTCTTTCGTGGGTTAATTGATGACTATTCTGCTCTTATTGGTGGAAAAGGCTATGGAGATGTAATACATATTCCTGAAATGAGCTTAATAAGTGCTAGTGATAAGTCTGCTGGTGCAGATGTTAGCTATGACGCTACTGCAACAACAGAAACTCAATTAACAATTAATAAACACAAATATGTCGCAAAATTATTTGAAGATGTGGCTATGATTCAGTCAGAAGCTGACTTAGTAGAGAAATACTCAAGAATGATGGGTGAGTCTCTTGCTCGTCAAGTTGATGCTGATATTTGGGGTGAGTTAGATGGCTTAAATGAGTCTCAAGCACTATCTGCTGATGACACTTTAACTGCTAGTGTATTTGAAAGCGTACTTGCTACTTTAGGTGAGAACGATATTCCTTACATGGATGGCGAGTGTGCAATGGTTGTTAATCCAACTTTATTTGCAGACATACTTAATCCTTCTGCTGGTATTGCTCAATACTTTATCAGAAATGATGCAGTCGGTGAAGGTAATCGTGGACTAAGATCTGGTTTAGTTGGCTCACTTTATGGAATTGATGTTTATATGTCCAATACAGTTTCTACTGGTGGTACTGCATCTACAATTCCTGGTGCTATTTTTCACAAGTCAGCTTGTGTTATAGCTGTTCAGAACGATGTTAGAGTTCAGAGCGAGTATTCAATCGATGCTCTTGGAACTAAAGTTGTTAGTGATTTACTTTACGGAGTAAAGCTAATTGACGATTCTGATAACAAAAAAGGTGTTAAGTTTACTAACGTATCTTAATCAGTAATAGTTGGGGGTGTGTTTTTCATGCCCCCAATAACTAGGAGATAATATGCAATATTGGTATTCAAAAAAATTAGCAAGAGTTGAAAGACTAGAAAACGAAGTCTTTGATAAGCACCCTGAAAAACTAGAATCACTAGAATCACAAGGTTTTATTAGAGTCAATGGGGAAGATGATTTTTCTCCATATAAAAAAAGTTTTAAAAAGAAAAAGAAAAAATAATTAATCACAAGTCTCATTCACGCTTGTGTCATAGCTTAGAGAGGGAGAAAAATGGCAGATACTCACACATATTCAGTACAGGAAGCATTAAATACTACAGTCGGGGGAGAATGGACTGTAGCAACAGCAGGAACAGCAGGTTCTAGTGCAGATGTAGCCAACACAACACATAAATCACTAAAGGCATCTACAGGTGTTTTAGGCATATATAGTGCTGTAGAGATTTATTTTAATTTTACATCTAGCGAAACAAATGTAAACGCATCAAATGATATGATCATACCAAAAAATACTTTGATGTTTTTAACTATACCTAGAGGACTAGGTAATACAGTTTATTTTAATTATAACTCAACTTCAACAACAACTGGTGCAGTTAGGATGGTGGAAATATAATGTTAGGTGGATTTGGTAGTAGTGCATCGGCTGGTCTAGCTAGTGGCGGTACAGTTGATGGCGATTTAACAATAACTGGAGATTTTAAAGTTGAAGGTGCTGGGAGTTTTGCTTATGATGAGATAATTGAGGGTGGTTTACACGTAAAGAAATCATCTTCAGGGGCAACTGCTCATACAAGTGCAGATGATTTAGTAGTTGAGTCAAGTGGAGATGTTGGCATTAGTCTTTTATCAGGAGCATCAGATAATTGTTTAATACATTTTGGAGATAGTGGTGATAGCAATATAGGATTTTTAGATTATGACCATGCTGACAATAGTTTAGATATTGGAGTAAATGCCTCTATAAGAATGACCATTACTTCCGCAGGACTAGTTGGCATCGGCACAGAATCGCCTAGTGAAAAGCTCGAAGTTGCTGGTAACATTTTACTACCATTAGATGCTAGTTCTACAAGCCATAAATTAAAATTAACTGGAGCTGGTACTAGTGAAATTTATAGAAACTCTTATGATAATTATTATACTACTAGCTTAACTCATAAAATGGTGGGTGCTAATGGGATAACCGCAAAAACAAGCGATAATGCTAGGCAAATTTTAATAGAACATTCTGCTAGCAATAAAAGAATTAGTTCTAATATGGGAACTTTTGCTTTATTAGCTGGACATGATGGTGCGTTAGGATTTTTAACTCAAGGTAGCACTGGTACATTTTCCGCCATAAAACAAGCCTACACAGATAATAGCACTGGTGGATTAAGGTTTTTTAGTAAAGCTAGTGGTACAGATACAGAAAGAATGAGAATTACTTCTGCTGGACTGATTGGTATTGGCACATCCTCGCCCAGTAGTGGTGCAAAACTTCATGTAGTTGGCTCTAATAGTAATAGCGTATTAAAAATTCAAGGCGGTGGTGCTAATGCTGGTATTGAAATCACTAGGAATGGAACTGATGTTAATGGTATTTCTACTACTGGTTCTAATTTGCTTTTTGTTACTGCTTCCTCTACAAGAATGCTCCTAAATAATACTGGACTTGGTATCGGTACAACCTCGCCCTCGAAACCTTTGCACATTAAAGTAAATAATAACGATACTGACCCTCACTTTTTTATTGAAAATGCTCATAACGGCGGTCGCTCTCATATGAGATTTTATAATAGTAGTAGAAACACTTATTGGGCATTTGGTCAAGATAATGATGATACTTTTGTAATTGCAAATAGTGCTAGTGTTACTTCTAATGAAAGATTAGTTCTTGATTCAAACTCTCGCATTAGTCTATCTAATAATGATAGTGGTTTATCAAATACATTGTTTGGTTTGCAATGTGGTAATTCTTTAATAAATGGTTCTCAACAAAACGCTTTTTATGGTGAATATTCAGGATTGGACACTACTACTGGAAGTGGTAATACTGCTTTAGGATGGAGAGCGTTATATGAGAACACTACTGGTAGCACTAATGTAGCAGTAGGGTATTATGCCTTAAAAGGCGAAAATGGAAATGCTACTGGTAGTAATAACGTAGCTGTTGGAGGTCAAGCATTATACTCAAATTCAACTGGTTTAAGAAATGTCGCAATCGGCGACCATACTATGAATAAAAATTCAACTGGTGGATATAATACAGCAGTTGGTAGAGTAGCTAGTTATTATAATCAAACTGGTAATTACAATACAGCTCTTGGTCATGAGGCAATGACTGGTGCTTCAGGGCAATCTCATAGTAATAATACAGCTGTTGGTTATCAAAGTTTATTTAATATTACTACTGGTGCTTCAAATATTGCAATAGGAGGTGGAGCTGGTCTTAGAGTAACTAGCTCAGGTGAAAATATACTTATCGGTTTAAATAGCGGAGCTGGACTTACAACTGTAGGTAATAATACTTATGTTGGTCATGCGGTAGCAAGTAACTCAGGTTCTACTGGACATTCAAATACTTTAGTGGGAAGTGGAGTTGCAAGTAGTGGAGCT